CCGGCACTGGCGCTATAAGATTACCAGCAGGCAGCACTGCTAATAGACCTGCTGTGCCACAAGTGGGCATGATAAGATACAACACAGACAATAATCTCTTTGAGGGTTATGATGGTTCGTGGCAGGTGCTGCAAGGTGTGTATGACTTGGATAGGAACACTTATATTACTCCAGAATTAACGCCTGGTGCTAACGATGACACAATCAGATTCTACAGCAATAGTGCTTTAGTGGCAGATGTAAATTCAACTAGATTTGATGCTAACACACTGCAGGTAGACAGCATATTGATTTCAGGCAGCACTCTGACAACCACAGGAGTGAATCAGGATTTAGTCTTGACTGGTGCAGGCACTGGAATTATTAGAATAGAAAATTTAAATTTTCAAACCAATACCATAACCAATTATGTCAGCAATCAACCAATCATATTTGAGACCACAGGTGATGGCTATGTGGACACTTCACAAGCAGGAGGTTTGAGAATTCCTTATGGTACTTCTGCTTTAAGACCATCTGTGCCTGTGATTGGAGTGATGCGATACAGCACCACAGATCAAAGAGTTGAGATATATGATGGAGCCAGCTGGGAATCTGTGGCAGGGGCTGGAGGTGGAGTTACTGTGACTGGCGCAACTGAATTAGCGGTTAAATACGCATTGATATTAGGATAACAACATATGGCAACATTATTTAGAAACAAAATAGTAAGCGCAGTGGGCACAAGCCCTGTTAAAGTGTATGAAGCTCCTGTAGCCACATACACTACCATAATTGGGCTCAGTTTAGCAAACGTTACAGCAGGAATCATCAATGCCAGTGTTTATGTGCAGGATGACACCAGTGCCACAGCATACTACATCAAAGACGTACAAATTGCTGCTAATTCTGCACTGAGAGTGGTTACAAATGGTGAGAAATTAATCATTCCAGAAGAATATGATCTTTTTGTGGAAAGTTCAGCAGCTGCCAGTGTGGATGTAGTAATGAGCTACGTGGAGATCACATAATATGAAAACAATAGGACAAAATATTCAAGGCATAGAGAAGCAACATCGAGACAAGTTTTTCTATGGTTTAAGAAGGACCGACGACGGAGAAGTATGGTTGGGAAAAATTAATCAACAAGACAGTGGCGAATCATTGACCATTAATCGACCAGGTGCAACTACTCAAAACTATGAGGATTGGATGGAAGGCGTGGATTTTTTTGATGGTAGAGATGTTAATCACACATATGTGTATGACAATTTGAAATACGAACAATACAGATGGGACAGTGTGGACGTCACATATTACATCAATGATGCAGGAGAATTAGTGCTGAGAATAAATCAACCATATGACAATGATCAGAACTTGATCACATATCCAACTCTCAGCGAAGTACCAATTCCTACTGGTCCAAGTTTAACATTTGACGATGATTACACTGCAACTTTTGACAGCAATGAATTAACTTTTGATAAGACTTAATATAAGGTATTATTATGGTAAATATTAACAAAACACAGGAAATAAGATGGTAAAACAAGTTATAAATTCTGGAGTATTACCAAATGACGGACAAGGTGATAATCTAAGAGCAGGTGCGATTAAGATCAACAATAATTTCACTGAGTTGTACACAGCATTGGGCAATGGCACAGCATTGACAGTGATCAATAATAATTTAATCACTGCCACTGGCGGAAATAGAATTGCGTTTTATTTTGACAATCAAGCAGCTTTTCCCAGTGCCAGCACTTATCATGGTGCTGTGGCACATTCACACGCAGATGGAGCAATGTATTTTGCACATGGCGGCGCATGGACAAAACTAATCAGCACAGCAGACAGTATAAATGCTTTAAGTGATGTTGACACCACTGCAGCGCCTACAAATGGTCAAGCATTATTATGGGACAGTATCTCCAGCAATTGGAAACCAGGCACAGTGTCCGCAGGAGGCGGAGGTGGTTCAGGTGTGACAACTTTTTTAGCACTCACAGATACTCCATCAACATTTTCAGGATCAGCCAGTAAATATGTCAAAGTCAACAGTGGTTCCAATGCACTAGAATTTGTATCAGGAGTGCAATCAGCAGATCTAAATGCTATTTCTATCAATGCTCTGTCTGATGTTGATACTGCCACAGTGGCTCCCACTGCAGGACAAGTTTTAAAATGGAATGGATCACAATGGACACCAGCAGCAGATGCCACAGCAGGTGGTGGAGGTAGCAATGCCGACACTTTAGATGGCTTTGATAGCACATATTTTTTAAACTACAACAATTTGACCAACACTCCTACCACAGTCAGTACTTTTTTACAATTGACTGATACTCCTGCTACTTTTACTGGCAATGGTGGCAGATTTGTGAAAGTGAATGCAGGCGCTACTGCATTAGAATTTGTTGCGCCGACTACAGTGGTGAGCACATTGGATGATCTCACTGATGTCACTATTGTGAGCCCAGCACTGGGAGATGTATTGTATTACAACGGCACAGCTTGGGTAAAACAAAATGGTCCTATCATCAGATGGAGTTTGGATCAGGCCACCAATTCTGTTTATATCTTTACTGGTCCTGGTTTTCCAACAGCAACAAATAATCCTACGTTGTATTTGCACAGAGGTCACACTTATATTTTTAACAACACTGTGCACACTAACCACCCGTTGAACATAAGAGTCAGCAGCGGTGGCGCGACGTACTCTGATGGAGTGTCAGGAGCTGGCACAGCCGTAATTACTTTCACTGTGCCTATGAGTGCACCTAGTACACTGTACTATCAGTGTGGTGTGCATGGCGGCATGGGTGCAACAATCAACGTTGTAACATAATATGGATGACAACAAATACATAGAAACCATACAAGATGCATTAGGCACAACGCGATATTTTTATGGACTTCGCAGAACTGATGCTGGAGAATTGTACTTGGGCAAAGTGGATTTGATGTCAGTATCAGATGGTCTACAAATCAATAAACCTGGTGAAGCTGCTGGCAATTTTCCACATTTTCAAAGAGGAGTTGATTTTTTAGAAGGTAGGGATGAGTTACACACAAAAATTTATGAAAATCTTAACTATGAACAATTTAGGTGGGACGGTAGGAGTATTTTGTACTATATTGACTCTGATGGACAGTTGACATTAAGAGTGAATGAACCTTACACATATCCTACAGGAATATAATTTAATATGGCTGAATTTAAAATAGCAAGGATACGGTTTAGATGGAGAGGTGAATGGCAGGCCACCACTATCTACGCCAAAGATGATATTGTAAGATATGGTGCCAGAGTTTATGTGTCTCTTATCCCACACACATCAAACGCCAATTTTTACACTGATTTGAATGCAGCAGATCCAAAATGGACACTGAACAACACTGGAGCAAGTTGGACAGGCAATTGGACAGTAAGTACTTTTTACAAAATTGATGATTTAGCAAAATTAGGTTCAGTCATATACAAATGTATTGAAGCACACACTTCCAATGCCACAGTTGCTCTAGGACTGTCTGGTCAAGAATCCAACTGGACAATTTTTGCTGAAGGAGAAAACTGGAGAGGCTCCTGGACACCTAGTACCACATATGAGTATGGCGATCTAGTCAAATATGGTGGTAAGTTATACATATGTCAAGCATATCACATCAGCTCAGGCGTGGTGGATGGCCTTGAATTAGATTTACCCAACTGGCTAGTCTACACTAGAAGTTTAGATTGGCTCACAGATTGGACTCCAGAATACAGATACAAGCCTGATGATTTGGCTCGCTACGGAGGCATAGTGTACAGATGTATCACTGGACATGTGGCAAAAACATCCAACTCATTTAGTAATCCCACATATGCCAGCAACACAGTAGCAGGTACTGGCATAGATTTCATAATCACTAAAGATGGTGCAAATTACTACGCAAAGTTCAACAGTCTAGGCACAGGTTGGCTGGCCAGTGAATCTATCATCGTGGCCGGCGCACTGATTGGAGGTACCACTCCTGCTAACAACTGTGTGATCACTGTGCTTTCTGTGGGTGCAGGCGGCACGATTGCCACATATTCTGTGACTGGCACTGCCTTTGTTAGCGCCGATGGTTTGGAAGCTGACACATTGAAATGGGAAATAGTGATAAGTGGCATAGAATACAAAGGCGATTACACACAATACACAAGATACAAAAAGAATGACATAGTCAAATATGGAGGATCCAGTCTTTGGATATGCAATGATCCTAGCGATGCAGGTGTGTTTGCCTCGTCCACAATAATGGATGAATCAAAATTCTCAATTTGGCTACCAGGACTGGGATTTGAAGACGTATGGTTAGAAACCACGTACTACCAACCAGGCGATGTGGTGATGTACGGTGGATACAGTTATGTTTGTTTGATATCTAATATAAATCAAACACCTGAAGTGGAAACTGACAGTTCTAGTGCATGGGAATTAATTATTCCAGGATACAAATTACAGGGCGACTGGACAAGCACAACTACGTACAAGACAGGTGACGTGGTACGCAGTGGAGGCAATTTATACATAGCTGTCACTGACAATCTGAATGTTGTGCCTGTTGAAACCACAGCCTATGATCCTGGCACCTTTACTCCTTATCCTTGGCAGTTATTGGTCACAGGCAAACGATGGAGAGGTCCATGGTATGAAATAGAGCCATTCACTGTCACCACCATAAGACAATATTATCCTGGTGACGTGGTCACTGTGGCGGGCACAACGTATGCTTGCATACTGTATCACTCAGCAAGCGTATCAGCTGCTAAACCAACTCTTGATATGTTGTCATTTGCCACAGACTACTGGGTTAAAATAGCACAAGGCATAGAAACCAATGTGTTAGAAGTACCTGGAGACATAAAAACTATTAATGATGACAGTACTTTTTTAAGAATTCCTATAGGCAGCGCTGGACAATCTTTACAAATCACTGACAACCTTCCAGATTGGAAAAATGCTGAACTTATTAGCAAAATTTTCTATGTGTCAGTTGAAGGAATTGATTCTCTTACCAGAGGTACCACCATTCAAACACCATTTAGAACCATAAAATTTGCCTTGGATTTTGTCAATGCAGACAAACCAGCACGCACTCCCTGTACAGTATTTGTAAAAACAGGTTTATATGAAGAAATTCTTCCCATGAATGTACCATACGATACAGCATTGTGTGGTGATGAGCTACGCAGTGTGGTAGTGAGACCAGCGGATGGTTATGAAGGTGAAGATATGTTCCGAGTGAACAATGGATCAGGCATAAGAAATATGACTCTGCAAGGATTATATGGCACATTAGGTCCAGCCAATGCTTTTCTCACCAAGAGACCCAGCGGGGGAGCTTTTGTTTCTTTGAATCCTGGCAACTCACCTTCAGATAACACAGCCTGGATCACAAATAAATCACCCTACATACAAAATGTCACTACATTTGGCACAGGATGTATAGGAATGAAAATAGATGGGGATCTTCACAACGGTGGTAATAAATCCATAGTTGCAAATGATTTTACTCAAGTGCTATCCGATGGCATAGGTTTCTGGGTAAATGGTGATGGTCGTTCAGAATTGGTGTCTGTGTTCACATATTATTGCCACATAGGATATCTAGCCACTGACGGAGGCAGAGTGAGAGCCACCAACGGCAACAATTCTTATGGAGATTTTGGATCTGTAGCAGAAGGATTTTCTTTGGTGGAAACTCCAATCACAGCAGAGGTTGATAATCGCACTGGTGAAGCCACCATACGCACAGTGTACAATGATGAAAACCAAATATTCGCTTTTGGTTACACTCACACAGGACAAGATTATTCATCAGCCTCGGTAACCATCACAGGTTCTGGTGCTGGTGCAGCAGCCACCCTTGGCAATGAAAATACAAGATATCAAAGTATCAGCGAAGTGCGATTCACAGATCCTCTTGACAGTGGATTCGTGGGTGGTTTGAATTACACGTCAATAGAAGGAAATGCAAGAGGTGGAGATGACACATCAGTGTTACTGGCCAACCAGTATGAACCAGAATATGAAAAATCATTCACTGCCACAACTGGTGGAGGTGTGAACACTTTGACCATACAGAATACTATTTTTATGCAAGTCAATGATGCCATAATTTTTATAGGTACCACATTTGGCAACATCAATGCAAACACTATCTACTATGTGAAAGAGATAGTGACATCTAACACAATCAAAGTCAGCACAACATTAGGAGGCGCAGCAGTAAGTTTAACCACTGCGTCAGGTTCAGCTACCCTAGTTTCAGCTGAAATAGTAGGACAAAAACTTCAAATATTAGAAGGCACAGGCAGAGGACAATTTGCAATTATTTCATACTATGATCACACTTTAAAATCTGTGAATGTGAAAAGACAATTTGACAATGTGAATGGGTTTGAACATTTACTAGGAGGACTAGCTATTGAGCCAGTGTTGGATCAATCAACCAGATATATCATAGAGCCATCTTTGAACTTTTCAGATCCGCCTTACAGTGCCAGCACTGTCAGTGTGGGCGTATCAGGAGTGTACACAGCCATAGGCTCCGCTAGATTAGCCAGCACTAACATCACAGTGATTCTGAGCAACACAGGTGGTAGATACACCACAAATGGCACCACTTGGAATGCCTGCAGTGGTCTAGCACCCGTGCCATATTTTAAAATTGCCAGCTCCACAATAAGAATGATGGCCATATCACCTTCTGCTATTTCTACCAGCACAGATGGTATCACCTGGACTGGTGCAACCAATCCCGGTGGTTATGGTACATTTACATCTGTGGCAGCAGTTGGCACTGTGTTTATTGTGACCACTTCACAAGGATATGTGTTGCGAACATCTGACAACGGTTCAACATGGGCACCATATCAAGCTGCAGTGTATGATGGTAGCACAGTAGCGCTCAGTCACGCTGCAGGTGGCGCAGGTATTTTTATTGTGTGCAGTAATGCAGGTCAAACATATGAAAGTGTGAATCTTGGAGAAACTTTTATTCCAGGTCCAACAATTGGTGGAGTAAGTTATGCCATTCATGATTTAATCTATGGAAATAATAGATTTGTGGCAGCAGCCAACGACGCTCCAGGTGATTCCAGCACAGTAGCCAACAGATTTTATTATACTTTAGCCAATGAAGCCACTCTTAATGCATCCACTGCCACAGTGTGGCAACCCAGTGAATTACCTCCATCAGCAGATAGATATTGGTTAAGTTACAGTCAAGGAGTGTTTGTGGCCATCACAGAAGATGGAGAATTGGCAGAAAGCATAGATGCCAAACATTGGAAATTGCTTGGCTCAACTATACCTCCTGGAGGCATAGACAGTTACACTCAGATAGCAGGAGCAAGTTTACCTGGACCTAGATTTATTCCAATCATAAATGGAAATACCAACACTGTGAGAGTTATCACCTATGGAGCAAGAGCAGTGGGTAGAGCCATTGTAAGAAGTGGAAGATTAAGTTTTGTAGAACTTTTAGAACCCGGCAGTGGTTATTCATCTACACCAACTTTAACAATAGTGGACAACAGCAACACTGTGGAGGCACAATTTACCATCAGAACAAACAATGGCACACTGTCACAACCAACTTTTACAAACAGAGGCACAGGATTTTTGAACGTGTCAGCCACAATTACTGGGGATGGATTAAAAGATCAATATCAAACTGGAAAAACAATTCGTATCAAAAATCTCAGCAGATTACCTGGACCAGGAGACAACATATATTTTGACAACATAGCAAATCAGATTTTCAAACTGAACAACTTTACTCAATTGGGCGGTGTCGAACCTAATCTCTTTGGCACACTGCAATTTTCACCAGGACTAGACACTTTCAACAGTCCAGATCATTTAGAATCTATCGTGATTAGACAGAATTACAGTCAAGTGCGATTGACTGGTCATGACTTTTTGGATATTGGCACTGGCAATAGCACAACTACCAATTATCCTGAACTGTATGTCACTGGATTTACATCTGGCTATGAGCCACAACCATTCAATGAAGTTGTTGAATCAGGTGGCGGCAGAGTGTTCTACACATCCACTGATCAAAATGGTAATTTTAGAGTTGGAGAACAATTTGAAGTGGAACAAAGCACAGGTATTGTGACGTTGAACGCTGACTTTTTCTCTCTGGAAGGACTTACTGAACTCAGTTTAGGTGGAGTTGTATTGGGCGGATCACAAACTGTGATCAACGAATTCAGCAAAGATCCTTTAATGACAGCTAACAGTGACAACATTATACCCACACAGAAAGCTGTGGTGGCTTATATACAAAGTAGAATTTCAGGTGGTGGATCAAATCTAAACGTTTCAGCACTAAGAGCAGGAGCTATAGAAATATCCAATGATGACATTGTGCATGTAGGAGATGAAACAATTTCTATCAAAGATGCGGTGAATTTCCAGCAGGGCATTAAAGGAGCACCACTGGCTTTAAATTACTTTTTAGGGGGTTCTTCAGACTCCACATTGGAGGTTGAAAACACATAAATTTAATGTATGTTAATATGATAAATAAAAATGCAACAACTAAATTACAGTCATGGCAGAGTTCAAATTAGGTAGGATTCGATTTATTTGGAAAAGTGTATGGTACACTGCTATTGAGTATTTTATTGATGATGTAATCAGATATGGTGGTAGGACCTATGTGTGTGTGGAAGGACACACCAGCGGAACTTTCCAAACTGATTTAGATGCAGGTTATTGGAATTTATGGAGTGATGGTCAAGAATGGAAAGATAGTTGGTCAGTCACAACCACATACAAAGTAAATGACATAGTCAAATATGGCGGCTATCTATACATAGCCAACGAAGGACACACATCAGCTGCCACAACTTCATTGGGACTGGAAAACGACCTTGCCAAATGGGATTTATTTTCTGAAGGTTTTGATTACAAAGGTGATTGGAGCATCTCCACTCGATACAAAGTAAATGATCTTGTGAGATACGGTGCCTACATCTACACTTGTATCACTTATCACACATCTGCAGCCACAACCGCATTAGGACTAGAAGCTGATTCAGCCAAATGGGAAATTTTCTCCAAAGGATTCAATTGGCTTAATGTTTGGACTGTAAGCACAAGGTACAAAGTAGGTGACGTGGTGAGATATGGTGGACAATTATATGTGTGTAACACTGGACACACATCGAATGCATCAGCCACTCTAGCCGCAGGCGGACTAGAAGCAGATCAAGCCAAATGGGATTATCTACACAAAGGAATCGAATACAAAGGTGCGTGGACAGCGACAAACAGATACAAAATAAATGATGTGGTGAAGTGGGGACCAAGTTTATGGATCTGTACCACACTGCATGTAAGTACCACAACGTTGACTGCCGATCAGGCAAACTGGGCAGTGTTTGTACCAGGTTTAGAATTTGAAGACAGTTGGAACTCAGCTACCAATTACCAAATAGGTGATTTTGTAACTTATGGTGGTTATGGATATGTGGCCGCAACAAATAATATCAACAAGGCTCCAGTAAGTTATCCTGCAGATTGGAAATTATTTGTCACAGGATTTAATCTTAGAGGTGATTACAACAACGCTACTGCATACAAAATTGGAGATGTGGTGCGCCTGGGTGGATTCACCTACATAGCAATTACAGATACCACTGGCAACAGACCACCCAATGTGACCTATTGGGACAAACTTAATGAAGGCATATATTGGAAAGGCAATTGGGCCAATGCTACTCTGTATGACAAAGGTGATGTGGTGCGTGGCACAACAATTACCACAAACACTTATATTTGTATTCTAGGACACACATCAAACAACGTGGGACCTGCCACAATCACTCAGCCAGACTATCCACCAGGTGTGGGAGTAGACACAGGCACATACTGGCAATTGTTGTCGGGCGGTGCTGAAAGTTTAGCACTCACCACACAAGGAGATCTTTTGATTTATGGTCCATCAGGGCCTGTGCGATTGCCTATTGGACTGCCTGGTCAAACACTTTTAGTAAATGCAGCAGGTACTTTACCAGAATGGGGATATTTTGGAAAGATAAACAACGTTTGGTATGTTGCTCCATCAGGCACTGACCTTCCTGCTCCAGATTATGGATCCACTTTGACTCAACCATGGAAGACCATACAATACGCAGCTAGACAGGTGGAGTATGGGCCATTGTATCCATCAGCAAGAAATTTATTATTGAGAAACAAAGCATTCATTCAGAGAGAAACCATTCAATATATTAATGACACATTCCAGGCCAATTGTACAAATACAACTGCTCCTGATCTTATTACCTGCGACAGCACTGCTAATTTAAGAGTGGGCATGACAGTGGAATTCACAGGCACCACATTTGGTGGCATCACTACCTCCACCACATATTTTATTATTGCCAGTGGTTTCAGTGCCACACAATTCAAAGTGAGCCTCACTGTTGGCGGTACAGCCGAGGCTCTATCCACAGCAGCAGGCACAATGGTTGTGAAACTACTGTATGATCAAGTCAAGTGCCAAAGAGATTTGGGGCAGATCATTGATGCAGTGTTGTGGGATTTGGGACATGGCGGTAATGAAAGATCAAGATTGGCAGCTATCAGTTACTACACTGGCAGCGGCACATATATTCCAGGCACAGAAAGTGAAACAAGTGCTGCTATTGAATTTGCTAAAACTGTGATTGATTCAGCTATATCTAATGACAACACATACACTGCACTGCAAGGCACAGTACCACAAGTATTTGATGGAGCCATTTATGAAGAACCACAGGCTCAAGGTATTATTGAAGACCTTATGGACATAATCATAGATGCAATAGATGCTGGTGACATTGATGACGTACCAAGCGAAATAATTGCTAACAATTGTATTTTTGTTAAAACAGGCATTTATTTTGAATTTTGTCCTATCCGCGTAAGAGAAAGCACAGCCATTGTTGGAGATGAATTGAGAAGCACCAACATAAGACCAAGAGGTCCTGTAACCACTGCTGCTGACACACCTTATTCTTTAGCAGGCATTGATAGATTACGCAATATAATTGATGACATTATAAGAAATATTGCAATTACTCCAACTGCAGCAGGTTATATCACAGGATTTACCACACCAGCCACGGACGTGAATAGAACTGCAGGCACTTATACTGACGTGGCCACTTCAACCAGTGGTGCAGGTTCATCAGCCACATTCACTGCTATTGTAGCTGCTGGCGGCGTGATAACTTCATTAGTGGTAGGCAGCAATGCAGGTTCTAATTATGCTGTGGGCAACACAGTGACCATAGGTGCTGGACTATTGGGTGCTTCCAGCTTGGCAGCATCATTCACAGTCACAGCAGTTGGTTCTGGCACTGTGGCTCTAGCAGGCGCACAGGATTTAAATGCTCCAACAGGTTCAGTGGCAGCTGCCAATGCAGCAGTGGCAATAGCTGACGACATATATGACTGGATAAATTACAAAATAATAGGTGACAGTTCTAGTCCTCTGCCAACAATCAGCGGCAGCAACACTCCAGAGACAGCAGTGGGTTACACAGATGCTGTGTTAAGATTGATTGAAAATAAAGAATTTTTAGTACAGGAATCCATAGAATATGTAAGAAAAAATAACCCAGGCGCATTTATCACATATTTCAATGCTGCAAATAGAGCATTCTGTGAAAGAGATCTTAGAGAATACATAGATGCAATCACGCATGACTTGATATACACAGGTAATTATCGATCAATCGTAGCAGCCAAATATTATGAAATTTCAGTGACAGGTAGTACACTATCAGACATGTTCTACATGCGTAACGGCACAGGACTAAGAAACTGCACATTGCAAGGATTGTCTGGCACACTAGGCGCAGCAAACGCCTATGGCACACAAAGACCCACAGCTGGAGCTTATGTTTCTTTAGATCCAGGTTGGGGACCAGCGCATGAGGAAGTTTGGATTACAAACAAATCACCATATGTGCAGAACGTTTCAACATTTGGCACAGGTTGCGTAGGATTAAAAGTTGACGGCGCTCTTCACAATAGCGGCAATGACTCTGTGGTTGCAAATGATTTCACACAGATTTTATCAGATGGTATTGGCTTCTGGGTAACTAACCTAGGTAGATCTGAATTAGTTTCTGTATTCACTTATTATAACCACATCGGATATCTTGCTGAAAATGGTGGCAAAGTGCGTGCAACCAATGGTAATAATTCATATGGAGATTTTGGATCAGTGTCTGAAGGTGGAGATTCAGCAGAGACACCAATTGAAGCCACTGTGGACAATCATAGCACTGATGCTGTGGTAGCCAACACATTTACAGATGGTGATAGAATACTAGCTTTAGAATACGGCAACGCAGGAGTAAATTACAACACTTCAGCCACAATCACTATATCAGGTGATGGATATGGATTAGCAGGCACAACTGCCACTGTAAAGAACGGATCTGTTTATCAGATCAGATTGGATGAAACTGTGGTATCTCCTGAAAGTGATTTTGGAGGAGACGGATATCAATCCAACACCAATGTGGCACAGACCGGCACAGACAAAACAATTACAATATCCAACACTGATACTTCATTAGCTTCACAATTGCCAGGTATGGCACTATGGATAAAAGAAGGTTTAGGAGCTGGACAGTATGCATATGTCGTAGGATATAATGCTGGCACAAAATTAGCTAAAGTTGCAGTGCCATCTTTTACAAATTTAACTGTGACCATTGCCACAGCTTCATCAGACTTATTCACTACATCTTCCACAACCAGTCTGCAATTGAACATGCCTATCATGTTCAGCGGTACATCTTTTGGAGGTGTGGTCACAACGCCAACAAACGTCACCATTTATTATATTAAAACCATAGCAAGTGCCACAACTTTTAGTATTTCTACTTCGCCAGGAGGTTCAACTTTTGACATCACTGCCGATGATACAGGCACCATGTATCTACACAAAGCTGGATACGATCATTTGGTGAAGACCACTGTGACTGCCACCACTACTGGCACCAACCTACTCACATGCGCAAGCACATCAGCTCTGTATGCAGGTTTAGCGGTGCAATTTGAAGGAAGAACTTTTGGAGGCTTGAGTCCATACACACAGTATTATGTGATAGCTTCAGGACTTACAGCAACACAATTTAGAGTCAGTACCACTTCAGGTGGAGCTGCAGTGGCATTGTCCACAGCAGGCACAGGTGCACTCACCACAGAAACCACATTCTCAGTCAGCGGTACCAGCATAGTGGGCGCAGCTACCTACACAGCAGTATCTCAATCGGCCACCAGCGGCACAGGCACAGGAGCCATATTTACTATACAAAAAACAGGCGCACTCACTTCATACTCTTCAGCCAATACCACTGTCACAGTGACCACAGAGGGTTCCGGTTATGTGGTAGGCGACACTATCACCATTCCAGGAGCCAGTTTGGGTGGCGCTACTCCGGCCAACAACCTCACACTGACAGTGGCGAGCTATGTGGGCAGTATGATTGTGCAAGGCACAGAAGCATTGCTGGATGGCACCACTACATATGAATATGTGCCTAGACTGGTTGTCAGTGCTTCGCCCACAGGTGATACTGCAGTGGCAAGAGCAATAGTGACCACAAACAAAATTAGTTCAATTAGAATCATAAATCCTGGATCAGGCTACGTGACTGCACCGACTGTAACCATAGTGGATCCAAGCAACACTGTAGAAGCACCATTAAATGTTTTTATCGGCAACGGAGTATTAGCACAACCTACTTTTACAAATAGAGGTCTAGCTTTTGTTACAGCAGCCACCACAATCACTGACAATGGCATTCAAAAAACAGTGAGTGGTGTAACCAATGCTAATCCTGCAGTGGTGACCACGTCAACAGCACACACATTTACCACAGGCAACAAAGTGCAATTTGACAATGTGGCAGGTATTTTTGAATTGAACACAGGTGTATGGTATTACATCTCAGTGTTGTCAGCAACCACTTTCAGTCTATACATTGATGAAGCATTATCAATTCCTGTCAACTCAACCACATACGGCACTTATACTGCATCAGCAGGCACTGTGACCACTTTTGGTGGTTATAGAGATGCACTACAGTCTGGAAAATATATTCAAGTGGAAGGTCTAACTGAAATACCAATAGCAGGTTCTAACGTAGAATTTGCCAGTGTGGCTGGTGAGTATTACAAATTAGTAAGTGTTCAAAATTTCTTAGGAAGTCAATATCCTTTCACAGCACTGTTGCAAATAAGTCCAGAATTAAGAGTAAGTGAATCTCCAGCACATGGTGATACAGTCACAATTAGAAGAAGATATTCACAGATACGTCTAACAGGACACGATTTCTTAGACATAGGCACAGGTAATTTTTCAGAAACCAATTATCCAGGATTGCCTACACAAAATCCTATATCCGCAAATGAAACTGTGGAAAATGGTGGTGGTAGAGTTTTCTTTACTTCCACTGACCAGGATGGTAATTTTAGAGTTGGCGATCTGTTCTCTGTAGAGCAGAGCACAGGTGTGGCCACACTAAATGCAGACGCATTTAATATTTCAGGACTACAAGAACTTCAGTTGGGAGAACTAGTACTAGGTGGTACCAGTGCTTCAATCAATGAGTTCTCTACAGATGGTACAATGGCGGCTAACAGCGACCAAATAGTGCCTACTCAGAGAGCCATTAGAACATATATAGCAAGTCAAATTGGTGGTGGAGCCAGCAGCTTGAATGTGAACCAGATCACGGCTGGTCTGATCACCATATATGCTTCTACAATTGAAACCACCACTGGAGTGACAATAAATTTTGGTGCTCCTGTGAATTTCACAAGGGGCGTAACAGGTGGTCCATTGTCCATGGGCTACTTCTTACAAGGATAAAAATAAAAGGAGAAAAAAATGGCAACAGGAAGATTAGGTTCAAGCGCTCTGGCAGCAGGCACACTCACAACGGTGTACACCTGTCCAGCAGACACTTTTGCTGTTGTGGCTGTTAACTTCTTAAACAGAGGCAATGCTATGCAAGCATTTAGATTGGCTATCGCTGATGCAGCGACACCACTAAATGGTGAATACATTGAGTATGATGTGGAAGTAAATCCCAAGGGAGTTCTAGAAAGAACTGGTTTGGTATTATCAGCTGCACAAAAAATAGTGGCATATGCGTCGGGATCAACAGCTAGTTGCGTGGTTTATGGTATTGAAACATCAACACTGTAAAACTACTAGATTAGCATAAATATAGTACAAACAAGGACTGAAACATGGGAAGATATATATCTACAACCGGTACAGCAGGTGTTACGAATCGTTCAGTAACCACAACCTACAGTGCTTTGGTCAATGATAGAATATTAGCTAGCTCAGCTGGTGGTGCTTTTACCATCACGCTGCCAGCCACTGCCAGTTTAGTTGAAGGAGACAACATCCAAATTATTGACATTGGTGCGTCTTCAGCAACTAACAACATCACTGTGGCACGAAATGGCAGTTTGATAAATGGGGCGGCTGATAATCTAACAATTGACTTGAATGGTGCAATCATCACATTGATTTACACCGGAGCAACTTATGGTTGGGTAGTGGGCGCAGTATAACACTAGCTATATCAAAGTTAACAAGGAAAAAAAATTATGCCGGCTTTATCAACATTGATACCGACCAAAAATCCAACGTTCCCACAGATTGTGGAAACGAATATAGAGTCAGGTCGAATCTTCATGTATCAACCAGGTCCAAACTTCGATGCATTTTATCATGGCATCTGTTTCAAACCTTGTCAGCCAGGCACAGCAATTATAGAAATATGGGGAGCAGGTGGATCTGGAGCACAAATGTGCTGTTGTGGATTTGGCACTCCAGGAAATCCCGGAGCGTATTCAAGAAACACAGTCAGTCTAACATGTTGCGGTTACATCTGTGGACAAGTAGGTATGGCCTGCAACAACTCTTCTGCACTCTGTTTTAGAGGTTGCAGCGATCCCACAGGAGTTACAATTTATCCTAATGGTACATCTGCAGGACAAAGTTGTATGTGTGCTCAAGGCGGCAGAGGAGGAATTTCTTATTGTTCTACAGGAACCAATGCATACTGTTGTTTTTTATCAGGCGGATTTTATTCTACATTAGGAGTCAACGGCAGTTGTGGCATAGTCTGCAACAAATGTTGTTCTGGTGGTTGGTGTGCTCAGGCATATGGAGGAGTAGTAAATTGTAATGCAGGTTTCAGTTGCGTAAGTTTTTTAGGAGCAAGCGGCAGTTCATGTCCGTGTTCCACACATTTTCACATGCAAGGTCCTCCAGGATATTTTGCCAAGTCTGGCGTAATAGTAAGTTACAACTCAGATGACGGCAATGGTTTTGCCAATTGGTCGGGACAAGGCAGAGGACAATATGTTAATGCACTGTCAGCGGCCAGCAGATGGCCTCAGATGGGCGTGCAATTTGCAACCTGTTGGGGCTTTAGCGGCAACTGTGGTTGTTATGAAAATGAAGGTTGTCAAATGTTGTTTCCACCAGGATTCCCATCACCAGGACCACATCCATGTCCAGGAGTGAGAGATCACGCCAGCAGAGGTGGCAACGGTGCAATCAGAATTAAATTTATAGCGGGTTAATGATATGCCAAGTTTAAGAACATATTTAGAAACACAAAGATTAAGTTTTCAATTTCAAGGATTGGAACAAAACACTGAAGAAGGCAGAATCTGGGCATACAATCCTGGCACAACAGTAGGCACCAACTTTTGTTGCGGTGTGTGTTGGATTTCGCCAGGCACAGGCACAGCACTGGTAGAGATTTGGGGTGCAGGTGGATCTGGAGCTAAGATGTGTTGTTGTGGATATGGACTACCAGGAAATCCTGGAGCATACTCCAGCAGAACATTGAACGTCACAATTGGTTGTTGTATATTTGGCAACGTAGGTATCAGTTGCGGAAACTCAGACGATTTATGTTACAGAGGCAGATCAGAATCAACAGGAATATGTTGGCAAGGCAATGGTACCAACGGTTGTATGTGTGCAGAAGGTGGTCAAGGTGGATTTAGCTACTGTTCAACTTCTACATCTGCCTACTGTTGTTATGCAGCAAACGGTTTTTGTCACACAAGATGTGCTGGAGACAACTGCGCAATTGTGTGCAACTATAGAGGACCAGGTTGTGCTATCCATCAAGCACAATCATATGGAGGAACCTGCAACATGGCAGGCGGATTCAGCTGTGTAAGTTTCTTTGGCTGTTATCCATCATGCCCTTGTGCATTCTGGTATCACATGAGAACTCCACCTAAACAGTATGCAGATTGCGGTGCATGGATCACATATACCAATGACACAGACAACGGAATGTACAACTGGAGCGGCGGTTCCATGTATGGTTACATTCACACATTAGGGTTGGCAGCACGAAACCCCACACATGGAGGACACTACACTGCCTGTTGGACTGGTAATAGATATTGCGGATGTTACAACATGAATGGTTGTATAACTTTTTCACCTCCAGGACATGGTGGTCCACCACCGCATCCTTGTCCAGATGTGAGAGACCATGCTTATCGTGGAGGACACGGTATTATTAGAATTAAATACATTGGAACAGGATTATTGGGGTTAAACTAATGCCAGGATTAAAAAGTATTATATCATCTAGAGTACAGTACAGTGTTACTGAAAATAATTTAGAGACCGGCGTAATTTATGCCTTTTGTCCAGGCACCATGTACACACAATACTGCAATGGATTTTGTTGGAAACCACCAGCCAGTGGCTGTGTGCATTTAGAAATTTGGGGAGCAGGTGGACCAGGAGCACGTATGTGTTGTTGCGGAGGAGGAATTCCCGGTAATGCAGGTGGTTATGCAAGAAAATCATTTCTAGTGACCACGACAAATTATGTGTGTGGTTGCGTGGGTTTCCCACCTTATGCACACTCATTGTGTTTTCAAGGTTGCGGTGATCCCAGCACAGTATGTTGGACCAGCACCGATTCCAATGGTTGTATGTGTGCTAGAGGCGGCAAGGGTGGAATATCTTTTTGCAGCACCAGCACCAGCATGTGGTGTTGTTTTTATGCCAATGGATTTTGTGGCACAGGTCCCATCAACGATCACTGCGGTATCATTTGCAATCAATGTAATGGAGCTTGGGAAGGACTGGCCTATGGTGGTGACATCAACTGTTGCGGCATTATAGGATGTAGTTCCTTCTTAGGATGTTATCCAACTTGTCCATGTCAGTTCTATCATCATGCACCAATTCCATCATATATGTTTGCAGACTCCGGTGCACGTATCACTTTCAATACCACTGACGGTGGAATACACACTAGTGGTATGTCAGGCAGTCAATTGCCAGCTTATTTTTCATCATTGGCAGGTATCAATAAACAGCCTACAAGGGGTTCGTTTAACAGTTATTGTTGGAGATCAGATAGATCCTGCGGATGTTATGAAATGCAAGGTTGTTCACCATACCTACCAATCGGAGCAGGTGGATTGCCTCCACAACCCTGCCCAGATGTTAGAGATCACGGCATAAGAGGTGGTTGGGGTGGCATGCGTATCAGATTTGTGGAGAGCTAGTAGTTTTATGATAAATAAACATAAATATAATATATAACTATGATTAAGAAGACTTTTCAAATCCCGTTGACAGATGAGCCTTACGTAGGCACCACTGCACTAAACAAAACCTACACTGCCACATACACAGGACCAAGATATCTTTTAGTGAAAGTAGATCAGTCAACTGGCGTGGTAGAAAATACAGTGTTTGGCACAGATTCTTTAGTTGAAATGGACAAATTCACAAGCTATCCTAAAGAACCAGGCAAATTGTATGAAAAAATTGATGCCACTGTGCACACATTTGAAGCTGCTTACATATCTGGTTATTATGACACAGGCAAAGTAGAAGATTATTCTGAAGATATTGGCACAGTCGATGAGGATGGTAAGCCAGAGACTTTTACATACGGTTGGGACGACAACAATGGTATGATAGGTCAGCAATATCTTCACATTGATATGAAATTCAAAAATGGTGCGTGGATAAGACCAGGATTTAGAGTGCACATATTAAGCAGAGAAAGTTTCCTAGCAAGTTTAGTGGTGCAAATCAATGCAATCGAAAAGGCTTTCGTTGAAAAGGCAGATTTAATTTCAGCAGAAGATAAAATAAAGCTGCAAGAATATGTTGCATGGTTAAAAGCAGTGCCAACCAAATATGCCAATGTAAAGCATTGGAAAATTCCTTTCAAACATCAAGTACCTGTATATTAATCAAGAATAAATTCATTTTTATATTCAAGAACTAACTATTTGTATCAATTTACAATATGGTTAGATCCAAAGCATTTTTTTTGAATGGTGGTATTGGTAGAATCTTATGTGCTATTCCTGCACTGGAAAAATATCATGAAGAATCAGGAGATAAAGACTTTTTAGTTGTGTGTGAAGGTGCAGTTGACATATTGAAAGGTCATCCAGTATTAGATGCAAAAACATATGACATATTTCATAAAAATTTATTTCACACAAAGTTACAAAGTAAAGATGTTGTGAGCCTAGAGCCATACAGAGTATGGGAATACTACAATCAAAAATGCAATTTAAGCCAAGCATTCGATATTTTAATAAACAACAAAGGCATAAGAAAACTTTCAAAACCAACAATTATTTTGAGTAAAGAAGAAATTTTACAAGGAAAAAAAATTGTTGAACAAATAAAAACTAAAATTAAACACAACAAAGTGATTGTGTTTCAACCATTTGGCCGAGGTATAGAACACATTGATGGCAGTTTCGTGGACAAAACCGGCAGAAGTATAGAATATAGAAATACTAAAAGTTTGATAAGAAAATTGCAAGCAGAAAAATTTGCAGTAATAATCATGGCAGAATTTGGCATGGATTTTACTGGTGAAAAATACACAGATGAGGTAGCTGCGCCTGAAAGATTAAATTTGCGACAATGGGCTTCAGTTATCAAACATTCTGATCATTTCTTTGGCTGTGACAGCGTGGGACAACATCTTGCCTACTGCATGGAAATACCAAGCACAGTTATTTTAGGCCCTACTTTTCCAATTAATACCAGCTATCCCGATTGCACATATTTTAGAGTGTGTGACATGGGTGAGCTAGATAGAGAATATGATCCAATACGCATCACTATGGATGAAAGAATAATGAGGAAAAATGAATTAATAATGAGCATGAATGAAGAAATTGAAAATTGGATGATTAATGAAGTGATGAGGAGAAATAAGGATGACAAGTAAAACTACTGGATATATAGCCGCCATCACTAGAGGACATAATGCTGGTGTTTGCCTTTTGAAAGATGGCAACATTATTTTTAGCGTGGAAGAAGAAAGACTCAGCAGACACAAATATGATGGAGGTCCTTATGCTTCAATGATAGAAATTTTAAAATACACTGACAAAATTGATTATTTGATCATAGCACACACACAAAAAATTAAAGATACAGCAGGTAGAGTAGATTTTACCGGTGATGATGTGTACACAGGTCTAGCTCGCAAACTTGGATTGATTGATAGACAAGCAGACGTGATGAATCACCCACAGGTAATTGATTTAAGTCACATACATCATAAACTTCATGCTGCCTGTGCTTTCTATCGCAGTGGTTTTGATAGTGCAGTCAGTGTTATAGTTGATGGTGCGGGAACATTTTTGGGTATTAACAACAGTAGGCAAGGGCCAACCACTGTGTGGGAAGTTGAATCAATTATTGGATGTGATTATCCTGCTAATTTTGTTTCATTATACAAACATTACGGCACCAAGGAACCTGTAATGGGCGCAGTATTTCGTAACTTTCCTTCTGAAATTACAGATGAACCAGGCAAAACCCACGAAGCTGTTTTTTCTGACAGAGCAGGCATAGTGAAAGTTTATGAGGCAGTTACTCAGTACTGTGGCTTTATGCCTATTGAAGCAGGAAAAACTATGGGACTTTTTCCTTATGGTAAAAAAAATCCAAACATTCCTCCTTTGTTTGAAAGCAACTCCAAAGCTGAATTATCAAATAGAAATTTAATATTACCCACATATCCTAATGCTGCACTAGTGAATTCACAAATGTTCGAATTCTTAGAAGACCCCACAGATAAAGAATTTGATGACGTCACAAAATTACAAAATCGCAGAGACATGGCTTATCATTGTCAATTGGAGACACAAACACAGGTTTTAAAACTAATATACAGAGCTGTTCAAATGACGGGTAAGAAAAAAGTAGTGTTATCAGGGGGCTATGGATTAAATTGTGTGGCAAATTATTCTTACTTAGAATTTTTGCAAAAAGATCAAATTGATTTATATGTGGAGCCGATCAGTAATGACGCAGGCACAGCAATCGGGGCAGCACTTTTGTTCTATCATCAAATATTACCTAACAAAAACATTGTAGCACACAATACTCTTTATTTGGGGCCTGATAGGCATTATTCAATAGCTCATATACAATCTATGTGTGATAATCAAAAAGTAATTCTAAAAGACGCACAAGATTCTGACGTAATAGATTTGATAATCGGCAAAAATATTGTGGCACTGTTTCAAGGTAGATCTGAAAATGGCCCTAGAGCTTTAGGTAATAGATCATTATTGTTTGATCCAAGATTCGCTGACGGCAAAGATTTTGTAAATGTGGTGAAGAAAAGAGAATACTTCCGACCATTTGCAGGCACAATACTGCAAGAACACGTGCATGAATGGTTTGATTTACGAGGTATGAAAGATAGTCCATTTATGATGTATGCCGTGGATTGTAAACCAGGCAAAGCTGAACAGATACCTAGCATTATACATGTGGATGGTACGTGTAGAATACAAACTATCACGCAAAAACAAAATCTACACTATCATAATCTTATTAATGCTTTTTATAAAAAAACTCAAGTGCCGATCATATTCAATACTTCATTCAATCTGGGCGGAGAACCATTAGTTGAAACACTAGAAGATGCTGTGCGAACCTTGATTAATTCTAAAATAGAATATCTATATCTTCCCGAACACAAGAAACTAATATACGTTCCTAACTAAAATGCACAGTGCTTTTTTTATAAATGGTGGAGCAGGTAGAACATTATCTTCAGTATCAGCGTTAGATACATATGCAAAAGAAAATACTAAAGATGATTTTATAATTGTGTGCGAAGGTGGCACAGATTTCTACAAAGGACATCCACTACTACATGCACGAGCATATGATGTTTGGCATAAAAATTTGTTTCAAGATCTACTGTTGACAAGGAAAATTCTTAGCCCAGAACCATACAGAGTATGGGAATATTACAATCAAAAATGCAGCATTGGGCAGGCATACGATATAGAAATTAACAACAAAGGAATACGAAAATTAGAATTACCACAAATATTTCTTAATAAAGAAGAATTAATATTTGCACGTCAAATGATCAAAGAAGTTAAGGAAAAAACAGGCAAAGAAAAAGTTATAGTGTTTCAACCATTTGGAAGAATGAGCAAGAATCAAGATGATAATTTCATAGACATTAGTGGTAGAAGTTTTGAAATTGATAATACAATTAGTCTAATAAGACAACTCGGAAAAACCTATGCTATGATTATTATGACAGAGTCGCCAATAGATTTTTCCAAATATCAGATAAATTTTCCAGTGGCCAATCCACAAGGAGTACATGTAAGAGTCTGGGCTTCTGTTATTAAACAGTGCGATCATTTTTTAGGATGCGACAGTCTTGGACAACATATTGCACATGCTTTTGAAAAAACAGCCACGGTAGTGCTAGGGTCTACCTATCCAATCAATGTGTCATATCCTGATAATCCTAAATTTCACTGCATCAATATGAATGCAGAAAAAAGAATCTACAGTCCATTAAGAATAACCATAGATGAAACTGTGGACAGAGCCAATGAAAATGCAATGAATATGGATAAAGAAATAGAAACTAAGATAGTACAATCTGTAAATAGTTTTATTAAACACGGCTACAAAAAGAATAAAAAGTAAATTTTTATCAATAAATACAACATATGTTTGATGTAAGTCAATTGTTTGGAAAAGGTCCAAGAAACACTCTTTTATTAAAGAACGGATTGAACTTTTCAGTGGGCACTAATTTTACAGCTATTCGCGACAACACAGTGATAGATAAATGGCCTTTCACTTCAGTGTCAGCTGCTGAATACACCATATTTGTAGATTTCAACACAGCTAACAAGGAAATTATTAGATGTCTTGTTGTAGGAGGCCCGGAAACAGCCACAGTTACAATATATGGCCGTGCTAATTTAGGCAATGAGTTGATTAATCTAAATGCTGTGGTTAACTACACCAACATACAATTGCTAGCCAGCGCCAGCAGCAGTGCGTACAATGATTCTAAAATAACGTTTCAAGCTACGTATTTTGAAACTCTTAATCCAGTCACCACTTAAAGACTACCCTAGATAAATACAAATACAAACACTATTAGAGCAAAATTATGCCCGTGATTAATAACCCTTTTATTTCGCAATATGGCTTTGAAAGCCTAGGTTTTAGTGTATCTCCCACAGGTCAACTGATAGCCAACAGTGTTACCAGCTCTACATTTGTTACGGCTGTGGATATTTCAACCACATCTTTAACAGTGGCCGGACCCACTGTATTACAAGACACTCTTCAGGTGGATTCAAACAGCACTTTGAATCTCACTACCATTGTGAATGACACAGCAGCTTCAGAGTCAGGAGCAGCATTAGCAATCATTGGTGGTGTGGGCATACAAAAAAATATAATAGTTGGTCAACAAGCGAACATCGGCACTGCTCTAACTGTGGGCACCAATGTAACAACTTTTGGCTCCAATCTAACCTATGGTAACATACAAACCAATGCCAATCTGATCACATCATTCATTGCTTCAGTAGATGATGGCAGCACTGTGTCTAATTTAGAAATTGAACCATTGGGTGATGTGATTTTTAAAACACAAGGACAGAGCACCGAGGTTGGAAGAATTGATGCCACAGGATCAAATGTGCCTGTGCAAAATACCACAATCAATAACACCACCATAGGAGCGACCACACCCAGCACAGCAGCCTTTGTCAGTGCTACAGTGACTAATGCGCCTACTGTGGCTTCAAATATTACACGTAAAGACTACGTGGACAGAACTGCCATAGCATTAG